CTATTATACTTATGCATACTCTAATATTCATGAAAAATGGTTCAACTTTAATGACGAAAATGTCATGGAAATTGATAAAAAATTTCTATGTACACCAAATGCTTATTTGCTATTTTATGAGCAAGATGAATAAATTAATTTATTTTACATTCTTTGATTAAAATAATGATCATAATCATTAGTTGGATTTGGAAAAGTTACACCAGTACTATTTTGTTGTTGATGCATTTGTTGTTGTCTCATTTGTTGTTCTTGTTGTTGTCTCATTTGTTGTTCTTGTTGTTGTCTCATTTGTTGTTCTTGTTGTTGTCTCATTTGTTGTTCTTGTTGTTGTCTCATTTGTTGTTCTCTATCCCATTTTTGTTCATATTTAATTCTTTCTGATTCTGGTAAAATATCAAGTGGTTGTGATGGATCTGTATGTATATTTCCATCCATATCTGGAGGAGGAAAATTTTCTTTTCTCCATGGATTTTGTGAATAGGAACTGCCTCTTTGTTCAACTAGCCCATAGTACTTGGCTTTATATTTTAAATACTTGAGTTTATAATAATCTTGATTCATATATATAAATATAAACTAGAATTTATTTAATTAAGAATACTACAACCATCATTTTTTTAAGTTCTTCTATTTGCATAAATTCTTTTATTTCAGGTCCAAACTTGTCTAAATTATAATTTAGTGGAAGTTTTAAAACAATCATCTTGCATAACTTTGCAATTCTTATTTCTTCACATATTGATTCTAATGTTCTTCCATCAAGTTCAATAGAAAGATCTTCAAAATCCTTATAAGATTTTCCTCCCCATGGTGGATCCATAAATATTACATCTTGATATACTTTATGCATCAAATCCAAATAATTACCTTTAATACATAAAACATTATCTTTTCCATACAAATCTATATTTGATACTAAATAACCGAATCTTTTGACATCTAATTCGATTGAATTTACAAAATAAAAATTAGATGCAAAAGATAAAGTATTACCTCCTACTCCAGCCATTGCATCTGTTACAATAATATTTTGTGCAAAAAAGTTTTTTTTAATTAATTTTGAAATAATATCTGCATTTTTTGGTGTTGATATAGAATACATTCCAATATCATCTATTTTTAATTGTGAGTATTTACATTTTGAAATAAATGGAAAATATTTGTAAATATAGTTAATAGACATTTTTACTAATTAATAGTATTAATTGTTAATTATTTAAATATATTCTATTAAATAATGAGTAAAAAAAATTTAAAAATTGAATTTTTAACTGCGTTAAATCCTAAGAATCAAATATTTATTAATGAATTAACTAAACTAGTTAATATGATTCAGATTGCAAATTATCTGACATCTGATAAATCTTTAATACAAACTAATAACTTTAGAATAACAAGCTTTAAAAAATGCATTGGATCAATTGCTAAGTTTAAAGTTCAAATTACAAATCCATCTCAGCTTGTTGGAATACCTGGGTTTGGTAAAGGAACTATAGAACGTATAAATCAAATTTTAACAAGAGGATTTCTTTCAGAAGTTAAAGAACTTGAAACTCTATATAAACATCTTGAAAATAAAAATAAAATTATAAATGAACTAGTTGAAGTTGTTGGAATCGGTAAAGTAATAGCAACTGAACTTATAGATAAGTATAGAATTACTTCTTTAGAAGATTTAAAAGTTAGAGTTAAAGCAAAAACTATTGAAGTAAATGACAAAATAAAATTAGGTCTTAAATATGCAGGAAAATTTGAAACTAAAATACCAAGAAAAATTATAACAAGAATTTATGATTTAATTTATGATCTTGGCAGGATGAGTAATCCAAATCTAATAGTTACAATATGTGGATCATATCGTAGAGGACTACCTCAATCATCAGATATAGATGTGTTAATCTGTGATACAAATCTATTATTTAAGGAAGATATGGTTAATTCAAATGTTTTAAAAAAATTTATTCATAGACTTAAAAAAGCAAAATTAGTTACTGATGATTTAACGTCTGACCAAGTTTTATCTAAATATATGGGATTTTGTAAATATAATAAAAAAAACTATAGAATTGATATTAGATTAGTACCTTTAGAAAGTTATTTTACTGCATTGGTGTATTTTACTGGATCATATCAACTAAATACTATGATGAGATCATCCGCTAAAAAATTAGGTTATAAACTAAATGAATATGGGCTATTTAAAATAAACACAACAAAGTCTGATCTAGGTGGTGAACAAATTGATATTAATTCAGAAGAACAACTATTTGATATTCTAGGTATGGATTATTTAGAACCTGAACAAAGAAATTTATTATAGCGATGTAAACTCAATTTCAATCCAAGTATTTGATGAATTTATAATAAGATCATCTTTATAGGCTTTAAATAATTTGTATATATAAAGCTGAATTTGAGATTTATCATTAGATAATTTTTCATACATAAAACTATGAGTTAAATTAACATCATATGAATTTCCTTTAGATCTATTAATTGAAGTGGTAATTAAGTTTGTAGCATTTAATTGACAAAATCCAAGAACTCCATCTTTATTAGCTTGAAGATATTTTGATTGATCTGATTCATTTGAATCATTTAGATGCCAAGATATATTGTATGTAATTTTATATAAACCAATTGATTTGAAATTAATAATGCTATTTTCTACAAGTTCAATAATATTTGGATTTGCTACTGTTTTTTTATAGAACTCCACATAATAAATTGAATCTGTATTTTTAAATTTTGTTGTATCAATATGAGTTTTATTCCTTAGTTTAGATATACATCCAGAATAAAAAGTTGTTTTACAAGATAAATTATTAGTTATATTACTTGGTGTATTAATTGTTAGATTATCAATTTGATAAATATAATTCCATTTTGAATTATCCCAAATATAAATTTTTCCATTTATTTCAGGTGATTTAGATGAAATTATAGAATAATCACCATATTCAAAAACTTCATTAGATTCAATTAATTCTGAATATGATGCAAAAACCTTTTTAATTATAAAACTTCTACCATTTTCACCTCTAGGACCTTGAATACCTCTTGGTCCTTCAGGACCAGTTAATCCTTGAGGACCTTGTGGTCCAATTGAACCTTGAGGGCCCATCAAACCTTGAGGTCCTCCTGGTCCTGTTAGTCCATGTAAACCTTGAAGTCCTCGTTGTCCTTTTTCTCCTTGAGGTCCTTGTTCTCCTTGACTACCATTTAATCCAGTTGGTCCACTTGGACCAGTTAGACCTTGTGGACCTTGTGGGCCTTGTGGGCCAGCAGGACCAATCAGTTTAATATAATCATTTATTTTTGCAAGATATTTATATGAATTTAATGGTCCAACATTACCATTATTTTCACCAAGTACCATATAAGTATTTCCATTTGATGTAATAACTAATTTTCCTATTTGACATTTAGGAACAATTTCTAATTTACTTTCATCAGCAATAATTTGATGAACGTGAAATCCATAACCTTGAGGTCCTTGTAAACCTTGTGGACCTTGTGGGCCTTGTGGGCCAATTGATCCATCTATACCTCTTGGACCACAATCACCTTTTAATCCTTTTTCACCCTGTTTACCTTCAACCCCCATTTCACCTTGTTTACCTTGTGGACCTTGTGGACCAATTGGTCCTAATAGTCCTTGTTCTCCTTTTGGACCTCGTAGTCCTTGATCACCTTGAAGACCTTTTTCACCCTTAAGTCCTTGTAGACCCTGAAGTCCTTGTAGACCCTGATGTCCTTGATCACCTTGAAGACCTTGTAATCCACGAATTCCTTGGTCACCTTTTTCACCTCGGTCACCCTTTTCGCCCCTTTCACCTCTTTGACCCTGAGATCCTTGAGGGCCTTGAGGACCAACTGGTCCACCATAAACAGTATCTCCTTTTGGACCCGAAATTCCTTGAGGTCCAGGTGGTCCAGGTGGTCCAGGTGGTCCTCCAAAAACAGTTTCACCACGATCACCTTTTTGTCCTGGTATTCCTTGAGAGCCACATGGTCCTATTGGACCCTGTACACCAGGAATTCCTTGATCACCACGATCACCTTTTAGACCCTGTACACCAGGAATTCCTTGATCACCACGATCACCTTTTGGACCTGGCATTCCAATTCCTGCGTCACCCTGTGGTCCTCTTATATATTTAATAAGTTTTTTATTTTTTTTTTTAAGTTTTTTTTTAAGTTTTTTTGAAAAAGATAAACTAGAACAATCTGATGATCTACTTGATGATCTACTTGATGATCTACTTGATGATTTTGAAAAATCAGAATCAGATGAATCATCTGATGAATCAAAATTATTTAAATATAGTCGATTATTAAATGGTATTTCGACAATTTGATTTGGTAGTATAGGTTGGTTTGGTTTAGTTAGGTTAGATAATATATTATTTTGATTTGTACACAAACAATTACATTTACCTCGTGGTCCACGAGTACCACATGGTCCTTGTGGACCTTCCAAACCTTGTGGACCTGTTTTACCTCTTGGACCCGCAGGTCCTGCAGGTCCTTGAATGTACATTTGTGATGAACAATGGGAGTTGTAATCACCTATATTATTTAAATTATCTGTACAAATTTTTTGTTCTAGAGCACCAATATTCATAGAATATTCTTGTGATGTATCTTCAAAACGTAAAAGATTGTTTACTCTATTATATATTAAATTACAATCAGATATGTCTTTTATTAAATATATTATATTCTCATTATTTGGCATAATAATATACTATTATATAATAAAATTTTTTTTAATATATAATATAAATGCACTTAAAAAATATAGAAAATAACATTTGGACAGATGTGTTGATTGATTTAAGTACAGTAAAAATCCCTATTGGTCTTAACTCATTTCATCTAATACATTATGCTATTACTAATCAAAATATGAATATAATTAAACAGATACTTTTAATAGATCAATCTAATATGAAATTTGTTTCCAAAGAAGTTTTTATCAGTTTATGCAAGTTGGGAAAATTTCAAATAATTTTAGATTTATTGAGTCTATGTGATAAACTAGATTTAACTGAACCAATCAAATATATATTAGAACCACTTGATGATGACTGGATAATATTCTATTTTATGTTTTATTCTAGCCTTGATACTATCAAAGAATTAATTTCCAAATGGTCCAAATATATTGAATGGGACTTAATAATTGGACAAAACTATCCTCTTAAATTTTTTTTACTTGCATATTATTCTAAAATGGATTCAAATGGTTATTCTGTTTTAACTGATATACTTGAACATATTAATATGGAAAAAATATTTAAGGCTAATTTATCACCAATAATTGATGGATGTGTAAATGGATTTGATTCCCACGTAATAGATATCTTAGTAAAAAAATCTTCTCATACAATTAATGTAATTAATTCTAAAATGTTATCACCACTAATTGTTGCAATTCAAAAATCTAACTTGCAACTTGCAAATTATTTGCTAGACTTGAATGCTAATTATAATTATACAACATGGACATCTCCTTTAATTACAGCAATTAGTTTAAATTTAACAGATATAGTTACAAGACTACTTAAATACAAATCTATTGATCTTAATACTTTTGATGCAAATAAATGGCTTCCTGCACATCATATTTTTGTACCCAAATCCAAACTTCAATTTGATGTCAAACTGTTAATCCTAAAAAAAACATTTAATTTAAATGCACAAAATATTAATGGTAATACACCAATTCATATGATGTTTTTAAATGATGACTGGACCAAGTATAAACAGATCATTAAAACTAAACCGATTGATATATATATCAAGAATAAAATTGGTGAAACACCATTAGAATACTTTATTAAATCAAATCCTAATCCATCAGATCTAGATGAACTATTAGAACTTGTAACTAGATCTGTTTTAGCAAATACATCTAAACTTGCGTCCAAAGGAAAAAGATTACCAAAGCTATCTACTAATTCCCAGACCAAGTTATATAAAACAACATTAAAATGTTTAAATTCTGAAACAACTAGATGTGTAGGACAAATTAAAGATAAAATTTCTAAACTTAAAGTATCAATACTTGTTCAAAACTCATCTGATCCTTCAATTAAATTAATAAAAGGTAATTCAATAGATTATAATTTATTTATATCAAGAGATGTTGATTCTTTTATTTATTTGTTATATTTTTTAGAAAAGTATTCTATTGGTGTTCTACCAAAAACAGAATTGGATGTTAAAATAACTAATCAATCTATTGGAAAAATAATAAATTTTTATACTGGGGTGACAACCAAGTATCCAAACTTGTCTGGGTTATCTATAT